TCCCACCGTTCTTCCCACCGTTCTTCCCACCACACTTCCCACCGTTCTTCCCACCGTTCTTTCCACCACACTTCCCACCGTTCTTCCCACCGTTCTTCCCACCACACTTCCCACCGTTCTTCCCACCGTTCTTTCCACCACACTTCCCACCGTTCTTCCCACCGTTCTTCCCACCACACTTCCCACCGTTCTTCCCACCGTTCTTTCCACCACACTTCCCACCGTTCTTCCCACCGTTCTTCCCACCACACTTCCCACCGTTCTTCCCACCTTATTTTGCAGCAGAAACATGGGGACCATGCACAAGCTATCAAGTTATACAGCCAACATGTAATGGTGAAGATGTGTATCAAGGAATTTATCAAGGAACTAGAAGGACTTCTAGTCTTGGAAATGTAGAAGTTTGTAGTGGATTGTCATTTATTGGATTTGGTTCATGTATTGCATCAAATAATAGAAGTTGTGGAGGATCGGGACCAGACGGTCCTTGCTAATAAAATATGGAAGAAAAATATACGCACGAAAACTATCAGGACTGGATGCCTATGCCAGCCGAAAAGTTTATAGAAGAATATGATAAAAAAATAAGAGCAGTAAAACCTTGGGACCTTTTAAATCCAGAAGCATACACAACAGAAAGCGTTGCTAATGAAAGACTAGAAATATGTAGACAATGCCCAGAGTTTATAGCACTTACTAGCCAATGCAAAAAATGTGGATGTTTTATGGCATTTAAAACAAAGCTATCTGAAGCAACATGCCCATTAAATAAGTGGTAGTCTTAGAAATACTTACGGTATAATTAGTTTAGGCAACATCGCCAGGAGGACAATAGTGGCAAGTACATTTCCAACAAGCAAAGATAACCTTTCAAACCCAGCAGCAACAGATGATTTATCTGGACATGCTGCTCAACATGCAAATGCAAATGATGCAATTGAAGCATTAGAAAATGTAGTAGGTGTAACAAACTCTGCAGATTCATCTACTTTGACCTACAAAGTAAATGAGCTTTCAACATCACTCAATACTCTTTCAAACCAATCAGCTAATATTGAAACATTAATGGGTTTGGACGGAAACAACGATTTAACAATTTCAGGAATACAAAACAAGACTACTGTAGACTCATATAACTCAGCAGACTATCGGACAGCAACATATGCGCTACAGATTGTAAAAGCATCTACTGGCGAATCTTATTTTTCAAACATAACAGCTTTAAGAGGAGACTCAGACATATATGTATCTGAATCCAATATAGTAACAAATGCCACTTCTTCAATAGCAACAACAGCTTTTGAATCAACGGGTGGTATAATTAATCTAACAGTCACCCCAGTATCAGGAGAAGTTACTGTAAGATATTTTAGAACAGCGTTAAAATAAAGCAGTAAGAGGAGTCATAAATTATGGCAATAGTAAATAAGAACTTTAGAGTAAAGAATGGCCTTATCGTTGACGGTTCCGTCGCAACGGTAAACGGATATAACGTATTAACAGAGGCATCAACAGCCTTTATCATCAGCACAGTTGGCGGATCAGCAGATACAGCCAATACTCCTAATACTGTAGTAAAGCGTGACGGCTCAGGTAATTTTGCCGCAGGGACAATTACAGCATCTATTGTTGGTAATTTAACTGGTAACGTAACTGGTACAGTTTCAAGCCTTTCAAATCACACAACAGATACATTAACAGAGGGCACATCAAATTTATATTTTACTAATGCACGAGCATTAGCAGCAACCGCTGCCGCATACGACGCAGCAGGTGCCGCATCAAGCGCACAGGCAAACGCAGCAACAGACGCCACATCAAAGGTTGCCGCAGAAGCTTCAGCACGTAACACCGCAATTGCTTCAGCAATTGCAACAGAAGTTACAGATCGTAACTCTGCAATTGCAACTGCTAAAACAGCAGCTGAAGCCACAGCATCAGCAGATGCTACTTCAAAGGCAAACGCAGCGCAGTCTGCAGCATCAGCAGATGCTACTTCAAAGGCCAGCGCAGCTCAAGCAGCAGCGATCTCTGCAGCAGCAACAGATGCTACTACTAAAGCTAACGCCGCTAAAACAGCAGCTGAAGCCACAGCATCAGCAGATGCTACTTCAAAGGCAAACGCAGCTCAAGCAGCAGCAGAAGCCACCGCAGCAGCAGCACTTTCTTCACACCAATCAGATACAACAAATATTCATGGAATTGCAGATACTTCGCTTCTAGCAACTACAGCAAATGTAGCTACAGCCAAGTCAGAAGCAATTGCAGCAGCAGCATCAGCCTCAACATCAGCAATCTCAGCAGCAATTGCAACAGAAGTTACAGACCGTAACGCAGCAATCACTACTGCAGTTAATTCAGTTGTAGATGGTGCACCGTCACTTCTTAATACATTAAATGAAATTGCAGCAGCAATTGCAGATGATGAAAATTATGCAACAACCATGACAACAGCTTTAAATACAAAAGCACCACTTGCTTCACCAGCATTGACTGGCGTACCAACAGCACCTACTGCAGCAGCAAATACTGATACAACTCAGGTTGCTACAACAGCATTTGCTAAAGCAGAAGCAGACGCAGCTCAAGCAGCAGCAGCAACAGATGCAACAGATAAGGTAGCAGCAGAAGCAGCACTCAGAGTATCAGGCGACGCAGCTTCAGTATCAACTGCAGCAGCAGATGCAACAACTAAGGCTAACGCAGCAAAAACCGCAGCAGAAGCCACCGCAGCAGCAGCACTTACAGCACACGAAGCAGACACAACAAATATTCATGGAATCGCAGACACTGCACTTCTAGCAACTACTGCAAACGTAGCAACAGCTAAGTCAGAGGCAATCTCAGCAGCAGCAACAGATGCTACAACCAAGGTTGCAGCCGAAGCTTCAGCACGAAACTCAGCAATTTCAACTGCAATTTCAGGTGAGGTCACAGACCGCAACGCAGCAATCACAGCAGCTCAGTCAGCAGCTCAGTCAGCAGCAGAATCTACTGCAGCAAGCGCTCTTACAAATGTAAAGAATGGCACAACACCATTCACAGTAGTTAATGTAAATGATGTTGCAGCAGTACGGGCAGCAACTACAACAGTAGCATCCGCAGCAACTGTAAATGCTCTGACATGGGCAGCAGCAGATTACAGAACAGCTAAAGCACTTGTTAAGCTAAAAAATGGTGTAAACACTCAAGTTTCTGAGGTACTGCTTACACTTGATACAAGCAACAACGTAGCAATAACTGAATTTGGAACAATTACAACAGGAGTAGATCTTGGAACAGTAACAGCAGCATATGTTTCAGGCGATGTTTCAGTATCAGTAACAACAACCTACGCATCAACAGATGTAATGGTTTACGCAACACTGATTAAATAATTAATAAAAGGTATGGGGTCCTTTCAAAACCCCACCAAAAACATTAGGGGATATGTGAACTTAAATGGCAATAGTAAATAAAAACTTCAAGGTTAAAAATGGCCTTAACGTAGCAGGACCTGCAACATTTGATGCAGCAGTAAATGTAGACAACTTAGTCTTAAATTCAACCCCCCTTGCCTTCGACTCATCAACTGGAAGATTAAAAATCCAGATTAATGGTGCTTGGAAGGAAATTGCCCTTTTAACAGATGCGGCAGAAGATCTAGAAGCTCTAACATTTATGGATATTGGATTGGCTATGGATTATAATGGTCAGCCAATCTATACAGTATATGCAAACGGAGTAAATACCACAGCCACAAAATTTGCGGACGGTGGAGAGTACTCAACAGAAGTATATAGCATGAGCTTTGATTCTGGAACAATTGCATAATTGTTTTGGAATTATTGTAGTGCTATAATTAACAAATAAGTCTAAACAAGGGGTGGCAAATATGTCAACAGTAAGAATTCAAGTAAGAAGAGGTACCGCTTCACAATGGACCTCAGTAAATCCAATTTTGGCAGCAGGAGAAATGGGTGTCGAGTCAGACACAAACCTATTTAAATTCGGTAACGGATCTTCTACATGGACTGCCCTTGCATATGCAAACAATTCAGATGTAGCGATTGGTGAAATATCCCAAGACGCAATTAACACCGCCCTTTCAATGGGAGCGGGGCTCACAAAGTCATACAACGATGGAACGAATACAATCCAGATAACAGTAGACTCAACAGTCGTAGCACTTAAGTCTTATGTAGACACTGGCGACGCAGCTTCAGTATCAACTGCAGCAGCAGATGCCACTACAAAAGCTAATGCAGCCCAAGCAGCCGCAATTTCAGCAGCAGCAGCAGATGCCACTACAAAAGCTAATGCAGCACGAGCAGCAGCAGAAGCAACAGCTGCAGCAGCACTTTCAGGTCTTTCAAATACAGTAGATTCAGATTTTGTACCAGTATCTGACCTTGGTCAGCCAAATGGTGTTGCAACACTTAATGCAAGCACAAAAGTTCCTACATCACAAATAGATACAGATATAATTGCTCTTAAGACATACGTTCAATCACAAGATACAGCTGCTATTCTTTCAGCTAACACTTACACTGATGGTCAGGTTGCTAACTTAATTGGTGGCGCACCAGCAGCACTAAATACTTTAATTGAACTTTCTACAGCTTTGGGTGCAGATGCAAACTTTTCAACAACAGTAACAAATGCACTTGCTTCAAAAGCACCACTAGCCGCACCAACATTTACAGGAGCAGTAGTTCTTCCTTCAACAACTTCGATTGGAAATGTTGAGGGTGGGGAAATTGCTTACCTAGATGGAGTAACATCTTCAATTCAAACTCAAATTAATGACAAGGCTCCTTCATCTGGCCCAACATTCAGCGGCACAGTAACACTACCTTCAACAACTTCAATTGGTTTAGTAGACGCAACAGAAATTGCTTACTTAAACGGAGTAACATCAACAGTTCAGGGTCAGCTCGATGCAAAGGCACCACTGGCTGGACCAATATTTACTGGCTCAGTAACACTCCCATCAACTACAGCAATAGGCACAGTAGATGGAACAGAAATTGGATACCTAGATGGAGTTACATCAACAATTCAGGGTCAGCTCGATGCAAAGGCACCACTGGCTGGACCAATATTTACTGGCTCAGTAACACTCCCATCAACTACAGCAATAGGATCAGTTGATGGAACAGAAATCGGATATCTAAACGGAGTAACATCAACAGTTCAAGGTCAGCTTGACTCAAAAGCACCACTAGCTGGACCGATATTTACTGGCTCAGTGACACTACCTTCTACAACAGATATTGGACAGGTAACCGCAGAAGAAATTGGATACGTAAATGGAGTAACATCTTCAATTCAAGGCCAGCTCGATGCAAAAGCACCATCCGCAGGCGCAGTATTTACAGGAAATATAACCCTTCCATCAACAACATCAATAGGACTAGTTAATTCAACTGAAATTGGATACTTAGATGGAGTTACATCTGCGGTTCAAGTACAACTTGATGCACTAGCGCCAAAAGCAAACGCAGTATTTACAGGAACATTTGAAGCCCCAGTAGCAACAATTACTGGAGCCATGATGGCAAACGGAACAGTTACATCATCCCAGATTGCAGATGCAACAATTGCAACAGGCGATCTTGCAGACGGAGCTGTAACTTCAGCTAAAATTTTAGACGGAACTATTCTAACAGGAGATCTTGCAGACGAAGCTATAACATCAGCTAAGATTGCAAATGGAACTATTGTAGATGCAGATATAAATGCGTCAGCAGGAATAGCCACATCAAAGATTGCTGGACTAGATACAGCACTTGGACTACGGGCTACTCTAGCAGGTCCAACATTTACAGGTACAGTAGTTCTTCCGTCAACAACTTCAATAGGCCTAGTTGATTCAACAGAAATTGGATATGTAAATGGAGTAACATCTGCAATACAGACACAGCTGGATGCAAAAGCACCACTTGCCTCACCAACATTTACAGGTACCGTCTCAGGAATTACAAAGACCATGGTTGGACTAGGATCTGTTGATAATACAGCGGATGCTTCAAAACCAGTATCAACAGCACAGGCTACAGCAATCGCAGCTGCCAAATCAGAAGCAATTGCAGATGCAACTTCACAAGTTAATGCACTATTAACAGGTGCACCAGCAGCTCTTAACACACTTGATGAACTTGCTGCAGCACTTGGTGATGATGCAAACTTTGCCTCATCAGTAACAACCTCTCTTGGACTAAAAGCACCACTTGCCTCACCAACATTTACAGGTACAGTAACAGTTGCAGCAGCTGGCGTTGCGTTTACAGATAAAACACAAACAAAGGCTGGCGTACCTTCACGAACACCAATTGCAAGTACAATTTCTGCAAGCACAACATTGGCAGGAGGCCTACAAGATAACATGGTTCCGCTAGCTGGAGCTGTAGCAATTACAATTGGCGATGCATCAAATGCACTGTATGCTGTTGGAGAATCAGTCGATTTCTACCAGATATCAGGAACTGGTGCAAGCTTTGCTAAAACAGGATCAGTCAACCTTCTCTTCACACCAGGCGCATTGCTTAGAACAACATATTCTTCAGCAACTGCACAAAAAGTATCTTCAACTGACTGGTTGATATACGGAGATTTGAAAGCTTAATTGAATAGGGGAATATAAATAATGGCAAAAAAAGTAGGTAAACACTCCGCAGCGGCTAATGATTTCTTAGAGCCAAAGCCAGTAGTAATAACATCAGCAACCGATATTGGAACTGAACGAGTTTTAAATAACGGAGCAATTAATATAATCTGGACACTCCCAGCTGGATCGCCAGAAGCAACACTATATACCATTACCCCATCACCAGCAGTATCTGGAGCACCTTGGACAACAACAGGATTATCATATCTTGCACAGGGATTGGCCTCAGATCAGCTATATACATTTTCAATTGTTGCGTCTAATGGCGCAGGCGCAGCAGCAGCAACAGTAACATCTGCTGTGCGGTCAACAACAAAGCCAAGCGCTCCAACTTCAGCATCAGTAGCTTCAGCACACCCAGTAGCTAATCAAGATACAGTTACATGGTCTCCTCCTACATTTACTGGAGGAAAGGCTATTTCAAGCTATACAGTTGTTTCTTCAGATGGCCCATCTTATCCAAACTCTGTTTCTCCAAAAGCTATCGCAGAGACAGGTGGAACAACTCAAAGTTATACAATTTATGCAGTTAATCCAAACGGCTCAAGTCCAGGAACGGTTGTTGGACCAATAACAACATTTACACCACCTCACTTTCCGCCGTTTTTTCCACCTTACTTCCCACCATTCTTCCCGCCGTTCTTCCCACCACACTTCCCACCGTTCTTCCCACCTTACTTCCCACCATTCTTCCCACCGTTCTTCCCACCACACTTCCCGCCATTTTTCCCACCTTACTTCCCACCATTCTTCCCACCATTCTTCCCACCTTACTTCCCACCGTTCTTCCCACCACACTTCCCACCATTCTTCCCACCATTCTTCCCACCTTACTTCCCACCATTCTTCCCACCACACTTCCCACCATTCTTCCCACCGTTCTTCCCACCTTACTTCCCACCATTCTTCCCACCACACTTCCCACCGTTCTTCCCACCATTCTTCCCACCTTACTTCCCACCATTCTTCCCACCACACTTCCCACCGTTCTTCCCGCCATACTTTGCGCCACCAACATTTGGTGGAAGTAAATGGTCACCAAGAGCATACTAATAAGTAAAGTTGGGGGCTAGCAATAGCCCCCAACAAATGCTATAATTTAAATAGGAGAAATAATGACAAACAAAAGATATGTTTTAGTAGCAGGCGACTCAGTAGTAGACATCGTTGTATTTAATGACGCCTACTCTCAATATGAAAGATGGTCAGAGGGGTTTTCCTCAGAAAACATAACTTTTAAAGATGTTTCTGGTAATGAGAATGCAATAATAGGGTCAACTTATGCAGACGGAGTATTCACAAAATACAACGAGCCGTCAATTCCAGTAGACGCATTTACTGGAAGATATGCAGCTCTTGCCGACAATAAAATATTCTATTTAAAGTTTGCAGACGACGGTCAGCTAAAAGATTTTTACGACACCAACTGGGAGAATATTTCAAATGTAGTAGAAATAGATGAAACCCAAGATGTTAGCTTTTTAAGTAAGTGGGCAGGTCCAGGCTTTATTAACTAATAAAGTTTTATAGTAGAAAGATAAAAAATGGAAAAAAATTTTTCCTATTCATCCAAAGAAGAACTTGCACCTGGAGTATGGGTGTATAGAGATGTATTCAAGCCAGAGTTTGATATTATAAATAGACTTGAAGGCACACTAAAATCTAGTAATGGTCTATACAACTGGCAAGACGCAACCGTCGGATATAGAGAAAAAATGCCATCCTATCGTGACTGTGTAGATTTTAAAATAAACTTCTTTGACTATCCTGGTAAAGATCCATACATGGTTAAATTTGATGAAATATGGAAAGACTCCAGAGACGCACAAAAAGTTGCATTAGATGATTACTCTGCTTTTTATAATATTGAATTAAAATATTGGGAAGCAATGAACTTTATTAGATATGGCGAAGGCCAACACTTCTCGTATCATTCAGATCACGGATGGTCTTATATTTCAGTAGTATCTATGGTTGGCTATTTGAATGATGATTATGAAGGCGGCGGACTAAGATTTGATAAGATAGACTTAGAAGTAAAGCCAAGAGCTGGAGATCTATATATATTCCCTTCATCGTATCTATTTTCACATAGCGCATTGCCAGTAAAATCTGGAACAAAGTATTCAGTTGTTACAATGACAGACTACAATGATGCCACACACACTCAAGAATTCTACAGACAGTTTAAATCAAGCGCATCAGAGCCAGAGTAATGTTCAATATAGATGTATACAGAATAAGTCAGTCACCAGCAGAGATAAAACAATTAGGCATTAAAAGAGACTGGATGGATGACACTGATGACTCACACGCATACAAATGTTTTCCATTAAGCTTAAGCAATTCACTAGGATGGGGACTTTATTTCCCAGAAGACATAACTTTTATCTGGGATGGCATTTCTTCATCCAATACAAGCGATCACGTCAAAATTCTTAAAGGCGAAAAGTATGCTTATACAAGTAGAGAAAATGCAACTATAAGTTTTAGAACAGGCTTACTGATAAGAACAGATCCAGACGTTACAATGCTTGCAATGCCTGCTCCAAATTATATATTAGACGGAGTACAGCCATTTACAACATTAATAAGTACATCGTTTTTTAAAGGTGAGTTCCCAGTAGCTTGGAGAATAACAAGACCAAATGTAGAAATAACAATTAAAGCTGGTACACCAATAGCTTCTTTGTTGCCAATATCATTATCAGGACTAAATAATTCTGAAGTAAATTTAAAATCAATGTTTGATTTAGAGCCAGGGTTTTTTCCTGGTGAAGATTATGGTAAAATAGTCCATGACATTAATTCTTCAGGACGGTGGACAAATTTTTACAGAGATGCTGTAGACCATAAGGGTAAAAAAATTGGAGATCATGAAGTTAAGTCTTTAAGGCTTAAAGTCAATGATGGAAAGCCAGAGATGTGCAATGACAAATAAAATAATATTTCATTCTGCAAAAACGTATAATAATAAAAATGGAGAAAATGGCCCAGTGCCAGCAGCAAACTCAGTACCATTTTGGTGGAAAGACGCAGATAGATATATTAAAGACCCTAATGGAGAGCCTTATATAAATGCAAGCGGAGTTGGAAAAGTTCTAAGCTACAAGTCCTGTCCAGCAATGCTTGATACATTTACATCTGGATACATGCTAAGAACACCATGCGATTTAGATTTTTATATAAAAAGAGGCAGAACCAAAGTAAGAATACCTGTTGGATTTGAAGATATTGTTGGTGAAAGAGAACCAATGGAAGGATTTCAAACACCCCCAGGATTTGATGATAGACATTTTCATTGGTATTTAAATTGGGCACCGCAAGTTCCCAAAGGGTACAGCACTCTCTATGTTCAACCACTTAATCATTTTGATTTACCATACGTTACTGTTGCTGGTATAATAGATAGTGATAAGGTTACAAACTCTGGCCTACTGCCATTTTTTTTAAAGACTGGCTTTGAAGGCGTAGTTCCAGCAGGAACACCAATTGTTCAAATATTTCCTTTTAAAAGGGAAGACTGGGAAATGGAATATAAGTTCTACACCCCAGAAGAAATCTTTGAGCAGACTAGAGAAAATTCATTAAAGTTTAGGGATCCAAATGGTGGTGTCTATAAGAGAGACTACTGGGAAAAAAGGAAGTATAAATAAACATGTCAATGCAAAAACAGATTAACACAAATGAAGGTCATGATTATAAAAAACTTGGCTCAATAACCCCATCTGGATTTTTTGGTAATTCAGTAGATAATATTGTTGAATTAAAGAACTTCGTAACCGATGAAGAAGCAAGAAGATTAACAAATTTTGCTCTTAATAATAAGACTTGGGATATAACAAGCTCTCACACAAATGAAAATGGAACAGTAATCTATGATGCAAATGTTTGGGCGGATAGAGTTTGCACAAGAAGATCAATGGAAATTTCAGCTGATCCGACAATTGTGAATCTTGTAGAAAGCCTAATTACAAGACTACAGCCAGAAGTAGAAAAGTTTTTTAATGTAAAAATCCAAGCCACAGGACCAGCAATTGTTAGATGGCCAATTGGAACAAGACAAGACCCACATGCAGATAAAGAACTGCATGAGGGCCCAGATGCTGGAACACCAAACGATTTCCCACATTATGACATTGCATCATTGTTTTATTTTAACGATGACTATGAAGGCGGAGAGCTATTTTTCCCAGTACAAGGCATTGAGATAAAGCCAAAAGCTGGATCTGCATATTTTTTCCCAGGAGACATGCATTATGTTCATGGAGTCAGACCAATTATATCTGGTAATAGATACACCTCTCCATTCTTTTGGAACATACTAGAGCACACTGGAGATAAGAAGCCATAATGTCAATAGAGCATGTAGAAATCTATCCTAAAATCTTTGTTTATAAAAACATGTTTAAAGATTTAGATGGCCTTTTAGATGCAATAAAACAGTCAGAGATAAACCCAGAAGGTTCTATTATGAGCGAGTGGGAAGACTGGTATACATTTGGAACAGAGATAGACACATTTAATCTTAATCTTGAAAAAACAGATAGAGTAGCAAAAGAAGAAGAGCAGATCCAAGACGTAAATAAAGTTTTTTATGAAGTGGTAAACGATTACTTTAAAAAACACAATGTAGAATATAGCTTTGATTTATTTTTAGATGAAGTAGATGGTGAAGAAAAAAGCAAATGGATTAAGATGGGCCCGTCTATATGTAGGTATAATCCAGATAAAGATGTTGCAGACAATTTAGCAATGCAATATCACACAGATTATCAAATTGAAAAAAGAGATGCTAGAGGATATAATTTTTCAGTATCAGTAACAATGTATCTTAATGATGATTACGAAGGCGGGGGAATTGATTTTTATATAAACGAAAAGCTATTCTACTATAAGCCAGAAGCAGGAGATATAATTGTTTTCCCAGCGGGGGATCCAGGATTCCTTACAGAAGATGAAGAGTTATATAGACATGGGGTTAGAAATATTAAAGGTTCTCCAAAGTACTTTATTAGAAACAATATGCTAAGATTTAATGAAGGAACAGAAGAGTGGATAAAAAATCAATCGCTTTATGGCAAAGATTTATGGCAACAGATGGAACAAGAAAAATGGAAAGCTAATAGAGAAATTGGCTTTTATCAAGAAATTACTGAAAAAGAAATAGAGAGTGCGGTGAGAATTAAATGACATTTAATTTAGAAAATAAGAAAGAGCTAAAAGAAGATATTTATTTATTTGAAGACTTCCTTACTGAAGAGGAATGTGAAGCAGTAATAAAATACTGGGCGCACTCTGTAGAAAAAGGCACACTGCCATGGCAGGGTATTTCTTTTTATGAGTCATATGCGTCTAATCTACCAAACGATGAAGACGTTGTTAATTTTGGTCTTCCAAGAGACTTTTTTGATACGCTGGAAAAAAAGATTCAAGAGGCAATGGAAATAACTAGAGGAGACTCAGTTAAGCTAGTTAGTTACCATGCACAAAAATGGACAGAAGGAGCATTTGCTGGATACCATTCAGACAATAGCCCACTTGACGATCCAGAGTATAATGCATTTGAAAGAAGTAAATGGGCAGCATTCCTTTATCTTAATGGAGATTTTGAAGGCGGAGAACTAAACTTCCGTGACCATGATATTTCAATAAGGCCAAAAGCTGGAATGCTTGCTGCATTTTCAGGTGGTCATCATAATATACACGAAGTCCAGATAATAACAAAAGGAATTAGATATACAATTGGATCTTTCTGGGATAACGCCGAAGCAGAGTATTCAGAAGAAACCAAAGCAAAGTGGGAAGAAGAAATAACTGAAGCTAGAATTAGACAAGCCGACGATCAAAAGGTATGGCAAGAAAATAAGTCTAAAGGGATAATGGAAGAGCCGCCTCCATATCAAAAAGAACGATTGAATAGGGGTAAGTAATGGCAATGTATGAAGCACAAGAGCTATCAAAGAACATTTTTTATTTTAAAAATGCTATTTCCGAACCAGCTAGGCTTATAGATTTTATTGAAAAGCAAGATGGAGAAGAAGACGGCAACACAAAAATAATTTCAAAATGGGCACCTTGGAGAGCAAGCAATTCCCCTACAGATATCTACGGGGAAGAAAAGCTAATAAGCTCTAATTTTAAAGAAAAAGAATTAGCTCCAAACGCAAAAGAGCTTTATATCATTAACAGCATAAGGTCTAACATGCATTACATATGCACACAGTACAAGATATATAACGATCTTGAAGGAGATGTAAAGCTAGACCCAGAATTTGGTATAAAGAAATACTATGTCGGAGAAAGCCTTGGCAAGCATGCAGACCAATATGATGGCAATTTTAAGCTTAGGTTTTCAATTGTAGCTTATTTAAATGATGACTACACAGGCGGAGAGCTAGCCTTTGCAAATCAAAACGTAATGATAAAGCCAGAGGCGGGGAGCATAGTTATATTCCCATCATCTGAGCCATATCTTCATGAGTCAAAAGAACTAAAGTCTGGGGTCAAATATATGTGCCCAGGATTCTGGATGCACTAAAGCAATAAAAAGTGGTAAAATGAAGATATGCTATATAAACAAGTCGTATTAAAAGATAATCCAATTGGCTTTTGGCCTCTTGATGAATCTTCTGGTGCAACTGCTTATGATTATTCTGGATCGCAAAACCATGCTTCCTATAACTTTACCCCAGATAATAAATTTTTACCCCTTGTTCCTGGCGGGATTCTTGGAACAAAAATAAGCGGAACAAACAAAATAACTTTTTTAAATTTAAAAAGTCCATACGGCAATTACATCCAAGGCGCACTTGCCGATAAATATAGTTCTGATGTTTCATTTACAATAGAATGCTGGGTTCAATTTAATGAAGTTACTTCTGCAACAATATTTGCAGACCAATCAAATGATATAGGATTTTATTGGGCAAACGACGCTATAGTATTTTCAATAGGAACAAATAAAAAAATATATCATCTTGTTAAAGATAAATACAAGTCTATGCATGTTGTGGGAACCTACTCAAACAACCTAATGAGCTTGTATCTAGATGGAGATCTGATAGAAACAATCGATGTAACAGATTTTCTTTTTACAAATTCTACATTTGCTCCACAAATAGGAACAGTCTCTGGCGGCGCATCTTCATATATGATAGTAGATGCCCCAGCTATTTATAGATATCAGCTATCAAACTATTCAATATTAACTCACTATCAAATGGCAGCATTGCCAAATTATGTTTCTATTGCAGATCCAGAAAATGGAAGAGCTTTTTCAAATACAGACGGTACATCTTTATTAAGCTTAGTATACCAATACGGATTTAATAGAGACATGCAGCTCTTACAAAATGACGATCTATATTACAACACATTGACAAAAGAAATTTCTCTTTTTAAAACAGAAGAAGCAGTGTCTAAAACAACAGAAGTTATAGACGTAATATCAATACCCATGATGCTAGACTTTGTTTCATCAAAAATTGAATGGTCTTCTGACAACGGGGTATCCATCTATACTAGCTCAACTGGTGAATCTAACTCATACGTACAATGCGAAAATGGATTTCCTATACCACAATATCAGTATAACTCTTTGGCTGATTCTGGAATAATATATCTAAAGGTTGTTTATTCAACGACAGACTTATCTAAATACACTCCTTCTTTAGAAAATTTATCAATAACACTGTACTCAGAACTTAGCGTCACGGCATCTAATTCACCAGCCACGCTATCTTCATCTTCTAATATTTCAATAGGATCTAAGTCCGTTCCAGCTATAAAAAGAAATAGGGCATCTGGAATTCGAACTGGTGGGTCAGGATCATTTACTGTGTCAGATACAGAAGAAACAAAAACAGTTGAAATGGTGTACACCCCTGAAAATATAAACGCTTCATCTTTAATGTCTAGAGGGTCCAGCCAGATATCCTGGAATCAGGCGGGAGTCATATCAAAGTCTGGTTTTGATAGCCTATATATCAATGGGTCGCTAGTTTCATGGTCAAGTAATATATGGACGTATTTGACAAAAAATCAGCCTTCTCACATTGTTGCGGTATTTACGGCTGGCGGGACAGAGGACATTGTGTTTAATAATCAAGGTATAGCCTCTAAATATGAAGGCATTTCTTTGTATCCATCATCTGTAACAATAAGCCCACCTGTTCATTATGCAATGCATATTGGCTCATATTATGAAAACATATCAAATGAGTCAATGACCGTGACAGAAATTGGCACCCCTATATATAATTATGACTTTGTTGTGGTCAAAACCGTATAATCTTGTCAAGGCCTTGGACAAAACCTAGACTTTAATATCAAATAATGGTACAATTAAGGTCTATGAATATCTTAAACCAAAAATCACAGATTCTAGAAGAAACCACACTTGGCATATACGTGTGGGAAATGCCCGATGGCAGATGGATTGGAGACGATGATGGCAACTTCCTATCAGTCACATCCAAAAAAGGAAACAGATCTAAAATGGACGCTTTGGCTAGAGAGGTTCGCTCATACGGTATTTATGAGGGCCAACCTAAATTCCTTTCTGGCAGAAGAAAAATCGATGACGAAGAATTTGAATATCAAAACGAAAGACTAAAGTGGGGCCTAACACCAGACCCTATGGATATTGGTGTTTATAAAGACTCAATGTTAAGAAATGGTAAGGTCAAATGAAAAGGCTAGAATCTATAGAAGACGAAATTGATACAGTATCCACAATTGATATATCAAATACTTCAGACTGGTTCCATTTTCAAAAGTTAGACGGACCACAAGATGACCCATTTAAGATTGGTCTAGAAGAAATTAAAAAGCTAAGAGGCCTTGGAACAAACTTTAAGCGTAAAATTAATCGTGATTTTTCAAAAGCATTTGTTGGAACAAGCGGAGTTGCCACACAGCAAAACCTACTACAGCAAGCTATTAGCGGATATGCATTATTTGATCTTGTAGAGCCAACATATAACCTAGAATATCTTTCAAAAATTTATGAAGTTTCAACATATAACTATGCCGCAATTAATGCAAAGGTTTCAAATATTGTTGGTCTAGGGTATATGTTTACAGAAACATCTAAGGCAAAAGATGCAATGGATGCAATAACAGACGATAAGCAGCTAGACAGAGCACGTTCAAAGATTGATAGAATTAAAACACAGCTAGATAAATGGCTTGACGATTGTAATGAAGAAGAGTCTTTTACAGAGACCCTCATAAAGGCCTACACAGACCTTGAGGCAACAGGAAACGGTTACATAGAGATAGGACGTACAGTCACTGGAGATATCGGCTACATAGGCCACATACCCGCTAAAACAATGCGTGTGCGTAGATTCCGTGACGGCTTCATTCAATTGCTTTATGGTAAGGCCGTATTCTTCCGCAACTTTGGGGACCTAGAAACACCTAGCCCAATTGCTGGTCAAGAAGATAGACCAAATGAAATTATACATTTAAAAAAGTATACTCCAATGAATAACTACTATGGAGTTCCAGATATTATTGCAGCGCAACAAGCGTTGGCTGGAAATGAATTTGCAGGAAGATATAACCTAGACTACTTTGAAAATAAGGCGGTCCCAAGATATATTATTACAGTAAAAGGAGCAAAGCTTTCCCCAGAGTCAGAAAGAAAACTACTAGAGTTCTTCCAAGTTGGACTAAAAGGAAAGAACCATAGATCCCTATATATCCCATTGCCAGCAGATACTCCAGACTCAAAAACCGAATTTAAGATGGAGCCAATTGAAGCAGGCGAACAAGAGTCTTCATTTAATATCTATCGTAAATCTAATAGAGATGAAATCTTGCTGGCTCACCGTGTCCCAATTAGCAAGATAGGTATCCCAGAAGGAATTAACTTAGCAGCAGCCAGAGATGCAGATAAAACATTTAAAGAGCAGGTATGTCGCCCATCACAAGATAGGCTTGAAAAGAAGCTAAACTATTTAATTGCAGAAAAGACAGATGTCGTACAATTAAAGTTTAATGAACTTAGCCTTACTGACGAAGAGACACAAAGCCGCATTGACGAAATTTATTTAAGAATGCAGGTAATTACCCCTAACGAAGTTCGCATTAGAAAGAACATGACAACCGTAGACGGTGGAGACGAAATGGTGGATTTAAAACCCCAGCAAGTAGCTGACCAAAAGGCAAAGTCTACTGGAAATAAAAAGCGAGATCAGCAAAGATCGGCTAATGCCCCAGACAAAAGCGGAGAGGCCAGAAACCCAAAGGGAGATGGTCCAAAAGTCAAGTAAGTTTAATCGACTACTATTTGCGTTAGAGTAGATAAACCTATAAAATTAAGCATATGAACATTGAAAAAGGCCTATGGTCAAGTAATGGCGACAACTTGCACTTGTCAGTACCATTTACTAAAGTCAACCGTGAAAATAGAACCGTCTCTGGTTTTGCAACATTAGATAATGTTGATCAAACAGGCGACGTTGTTACTGCTGAAGCAAGCATGAAAGCATTTGAAAGTTTCAGAGGAAACCTTCGTGAGATGCATCAGCCACTAGCCGTCGGCAAGGTTGTTTCATTTAAGCCAGAGACATACTACGACCAGACAACAAAAGAATTTTACAATGGAGTTTATGTAACTTCATATATTTCAAAGGGTGCACAAGATACTTGGGAAAAAGTTCTTGATGGCACTCTTTCTGGTTTTTCAATCGGCGGAAAAATAACAGAGTCTGACAATGAAGTTAATAAGGCGGACGGAACACAGGTTAGATTTATCAAGGCTTATGATCTAGTAGAGCTATCAATTGTAGACTCACCAGCAAATCAACTTTGCAATATTCTCTCAATTGAAAAGATGAATGGCCAACTTGTATTCAAGGGAATGGCAGCAGATGTTGTTACAGAAAATATTTTTTATTGTGAAGAAAGCGATTCTGTTTTTATGTCAACAGAAAAAACTTTTGATTCGCCAATCACAGGTAAGCCAGCAAAGATTATTGGCTGGGTAGAAAGTTCAGACATGAACAAGTCAAAAGAAATAGATAAGATTCTTGCTTCATTTAAGAAGACAAGATTAGCGTTGCCTGAAACACAAACAATTGCAAAACAGGCAAACGTAGAAGGAGGTAATGAGATGTCAGACGTACAAAATGATGTAGTTGTAGAAGCTGTAGAAGCAGAAACAATTATTGAAAAGTCTGTCGAGGTTGTAGAAGAAGTAGCAGCAGTTGAGGCTATTGCAGAAACAACCGAAGACACAACTCCTGCCGACTCCGTTGAAGAAACAGTTGAAAAAACAGCTGATCCTGACTTTGCAAAAATGTTAGGCGATCTTAAGGGATTTTTCTCGGAGACACTCGCAAAGGCTACAGACGCAAATGCGGCTCAAGTTTCAGAAATTAAAGAAACAGTTGAGTCATTCAGCAAGAGCGTAAATGGCCAAATTGCAGAGTTGGCAGAAAAGCACAATGCATTAAGCACAGCAGTGCTAGAAATCAAAGGCACCATTGATGGTGTTCAAAAGCGTGTAGATGCCGTTGAAGGCGACACAGCTATTAAGAAGTCTTCTGATCTTGGCCGTTCAGAGGTTGTAACAAAAAAATCAACATGGAACGGTTCTTTCCTCGGTTCCGTAAATGAAATCTTTTCAAACTAAAGGGTAGGTGAAATAAAAATGAGTAATGAACTATTAGAAAAAGCAGTAGCAGCAGGTACAAACGTAACTGGTAGCTATGCATCCGCAACTGGTGGAACTGGAGTACACACAGCGTCTGAAAACGGCAACGGTGGACTTCTAAACCCAGAACAATCAGCGCGATTTCTAGACTATATGTTCGACGCTACCGTAATTGGTAAGGTTGCACGTACTGTCCGAATGAAAGCAGATACAACAGAGATTGACCGTATGTCTATCGGCGAGAAGCTTGTAAAGCTTGCAACTGAAGCAGACAACACAGGAGTTAACTCACCTGTAACATTCTCAAAAATTTCTTTGACAACAAAGAAGCTTCGCATGGACTGGGAACTTTCAACAGAGTCTCTTGAAGACAATATTGAAGGCGCAGACGTCGAAGATCATATTGCCAGAATGATGGCAACACAAGCAGGTAACGATATTGAAGATTTGATCCTAAACGGAGACACTTCACTAACAGACGATGCCCTATACAAGTCATTTAATGGCGTTGTAAAGAAGGCAAAGACTTCAGGTCGCGTAGTAGATGCAGCTGGAGCAGCCGTTTCACGTGCTGTATTCAACTCTGCACTTAAGGCACTTCCACGTAAGTACAAGCAGCGTCGTACAGACCTTCGCTTCCTTGCAGGATCAAACTTGATCCAGGATTACCTATACTCAACATCTAATTCAACAAACTTTGCAAACCCACAGGATATTGCTTCAGGCATCATCCGTGGTGATGTTCCAGTTGTTGGAGGTCCAGCAGGATATGTAGCTCCATACGCATTTGGTATTCCAATCGTTGAAGTTCCACTTCTTAGCGAGACACAGGCTGGTACATATGCTAGCCCATCAGGTTCACACGGAGATATCCACTTGACATTCCCAAATAACGTTGTTATTGGTATCAAGCGTGATGTTACTGTTTACCGCTTCTTCTGGCCACGTAAGGACTCAGTCGAGTACACAATGTATACTCGTGTTGGCGTCCAGATCGAGCAAGCAGATGCTTGGGTAGTCGTAAAGAACGTTAAGGTTGCTTCTTAATTAATTAAGAATTAAACTACCGAAATGCCCCCAATTAATTTTGGGGGCTTTTCATTTTAATTTAACAATGCTATAATTAAAGGACCTAGAAAAAGGAGAATATAAGTATGTCGTTTGACACATTAAAGGTAGCCGAATTAAAAGTAATTGCAGAAGATTTTGCGGTTGACACAGAAGGCTTAAAGAACAAAAAAGACATTATTGCAGCCCTATCCGAAGAAGGAGTTTCTTGGTCAGTCTATCAAAAGACAAAGCAAGAAATTGAAGATAATCTAGAAGAGATTGAAATAATTCCTAGACTAGATCCAAAGAAAGTAGACGCAGACTCTATTTTGGTAAGAATGACAAGAGAGAATTATCGATACGATATTCATGGTCATACATTTACGAAAGAACATCCGTTCGTTGCAATGCCAGAAGAAGACGCTCAAAAAATTTTTGATACAGAGGAGGGTTTTCGTTTAGCGACACCAAAGGAAGTCCAAGACTTTTATCACTAAACGTTAACATAAGTTAATGGCAGAAATATATAAATCTCAAACATCTACAGTAAAAACAAAAATATACTGGGGTGGAGAAATAACGGATGCAGACGGACCAGTTGTAGCAACAGTAAGACAAGTAACTACTGATGGAACCGTTTATCCTACACTTGCAACTTATACTGCCACAAAACTAGAGTCGGACATTGGTACGTATCAGATTACGATACCGTACAGCCTCGCCCTACAGCCTAAAAAACTTAGAATAACTTGGACGTATCAGGTAGGCGGAATAGAGGGTAGAAATACTCAAGTTGTAGATATAGTAACTCCATACGTAGATATATCTGATGTCATAGATGATTTAAATTTTGGAACAGACCCATCTGACCCAAACTACAAAACTTATGGCGAGCTTCAGCTAGCAGAGAAATATGCTAGAAAATTAATTGAGGCTTATACAAACCAAGTTTTTTATTCATACAATGGAACACAGGTTGCCCAAGGATATGGGTCAGATATACTTCCTTTGCCAATAAGAATAGAAGAGATTACAAGATTACACGAAGAAGATGTTCAAGTATTTGAAGTTGGAGTAAATACAAACAACTGGTTTTATACACCAATAGTCTCTGAATCAAATTATGGAATAAGAGTAAATTTGCAGGACATGCAAGACGATTTAGTTTATTCAGCAAATGGAATGATACCTCCATCAATTAACAGCAGAGGATATTCTGGGACATTTAAAAAAGACTTCAGGTATAAGGTTGAAGGAGTATTTGGTTGGTACTACGTGCCAGACAATGTTAGAGAAGCGTCTAAGATTCTAATGAAACAATACTTTGAGCAAGACCGTGCTTGGAAAGATAAATACGTAAAGAACATAAGCACATTTGACTGGAAGTTTGAGTTTATGGAAGATGCACATAGAGGCACAGGGAATCTGTATGCAGATCAGCTCCTTGCACCATATATAACAAACGGTATGGTTGTATTTTAAATGAGCCTGGCAACTTCCCTAATGCCACTTCAGCTTGACATATATCTTCAATCAGATACACAAGATGCAAACACTGGCGCTATCAAAAAAGACTGGGCCTATTCTAAAACAATGCAGTGCTCTGCAAAAGGAATAATATCCAACTCAGGCACAGGTCGTGGCGGTGACAGACAAACCCTTAACACAAAATATTCTAACGAGCAAATGCTTGAAATAAGAAGCGTTGATCAGATTACTTATAGAGACAAGATAACAAACATTAGAGACATTAAGGGTAACATAGTTTGGAAAGAATTAGACTTTCCATCAGAAACCCCGACAGTATTTGAAGTAATTAGCTCAACTCCGATAACAGATCCATTTGGTAATATCCTTGCATATAACTCTATTGTTAAAAGATCGGAGAATCAGCAAATTGGAATCTAATGTCGCACTTCTTCGAGCCGCAAGCGGACTAGAAAGATTAATGGCTGGAGCCCCAGTGGGTCCAGTAAAAGATAGCAATGTAGCACAGATATCTGCATTCCTATATCATCAAGCCAATGTGCTTGCCAAATTAGATTCAGATGCAGCATTTAAAAAACTATTTAAAAGAACAATATTTGATAGCATTAATAAAGAGTTCGGTCAGTATATAGATGCAAAGGCAAGAGTAAAGCCAAACTCATTACACCATGTATACGAGTGGAATAAAGCTGGACAGCCTACAAGTAGACTATTTCTATTAAAACAAATAGATTCATCTGGACTATCATTTAAAATAGACTCAAACTTTATTCTTTCAAGATCAGCTGTTCCATCAAGAAACAAAAAGCAAAAGAAGAAATACATATTTGCAAATAAGGCGGATGTAATGGAAGCTGGGCTACCAGTTACAATAAGACCAAAGTCTGCAGAAAGACTTGTATTTGAATTAGACGGAATAACAGTCTTTATGCCAAAGGGCTCATCCGTAACAGTAAAAAGCCCAGGCGGAAAAGCATCAAGCAATCAATTTAAATTGGCCTACTCACAATTCTTTTCAGGCAACCTAGTGAATATAGCAATCAAAAATTCTGGATTTCAAAACCTATTTAATGCGGGAATGACAAAAGCGCTAGCAGTCCCAGGATCAATAAAGAAAATCCAATATTCATTTAGCCCTAACGCAATAAGAGCAGAGGCAGATATGTCATTGGCAAAAGCATTTGGAGGGGCACTATGATAGATTATAATATAGACGCAATGTATGAGATAAGAAAGCACCTATGGCAAGAGCTTATATTGAATAAAATATTCAATGACTCAGATTACTATAGTGATAATATAGGCAAAGAGATTATCCCAATTATCCCAGTCCAGCAACAGCCCGAGTTAAATCAATTTTTAAGCGGGAAGAAGCATATAGTCTATGACAAGATAGGCCTATCCTATGAAGAGAACTGGATGATATGCTGCGAAAAGATTCTATTTACTATATATGCCACTGATTTTTCAGAGATCAATCAGATTAGAAATTTAATGCTAGACGTATTTAGAAGAATGGACGACTCAGCCAAAGATCTAAATGCCTCAAAATCAACTCCAAAGATTAAGTTCTTTAACACAATGGTTGCCGAAATATCACCCACTGAGCCATCCCAAGAGCTACAGGGATTTTTGTCTGCAGATGTGATCCTTGAGGTTAAATATGCAAGAACGACAGACGGAGATGGAAGATTTAACTAGGTTGCTTTTGGGTGCATTATACTCTAAAATTAGTCTTAGAGGAAAAGAGCCTAGCCAGCTTGATTTAAAGTTTTAAAGTAAGTCAATATATATATATTTATTTAACAGGAGGTTTTACAACATGGCACAAAACACAGGTAATGCTAGAAATATTCTCGTTGGTGCGTCTCCACTGTTTCTTTCAGTAACAGACATCACTAGCGGAGACTACGTAGCTTCTGCACCAGCAGGAGTTAAGAATGATTTCGCAGCAAACAAGAATAAGACAGTTCCAGCATTTAAAACTGGAGAGTCTTACACAGATTCTTTGAACAAAGTAGACACCACGACAGCAGCAACAGGTGCAGTATCACCAGCTCTTGATACAAAGGGTGCATTTTACCGTAACGTAGGTTACACAAACAATGGTCTTCAGGTTACATACAACCCATCATACGGTTCAGTAACAGTAGATCAGCTTCTTGACACAGCAAAGCTTTTCAAGGAGTCTATGGAAGTTATGATCGCAACAGAAATGGCAGAAGGTACTCTTGAGAACGTTCTTGCAGTATTCGGTCAGCGCTCAACAACACTTACAGAATCTGGCAAAAAGCTAGGTCTTGCAGGTGGAGCTCTTGGTGAAGCGCCAACAGAGCGTCAGCTTATTGCAGTTGGTCAAGCACCAACTTCAACAGCAGAATCTGCAACTGAGCGTGTATACTATGCACGTCGTGTTCTTTCTGTACAACAGTCACAGTTCTCTTTGGCTCGTAACGCAGCATCAACATTCCCAGTAACATTCCGTTTGCTACCATCTGGTGAGTTAACTCACGCAGGTGAAGAATACGGTTTCATCGTAGACCGCGTTCTTTCAGCATAATTAATTAAATTAATTAATAGGACCCCCCCAAGAAATTGGGGGGTTTCCTATTGCCCTTATATTTTCTATATGATACAATAATTATAAGTAGATCCTAGGAGGATTAAATTGGCAACAACAGTATATGATGTAGAAGAAATTACATTACAAAATGGAGACAAAGTTACGCTTAAGCCTTTAACAATTAAAGACCTAAGAGCGTTTATGGAAGCCATAAATAAGACAGCAGAAGCAACAACAGAAAATGATACGTTAACAGTATTAATTGATGCGTGTGCAGTTGCACTATCTAAACAACTACCAGAATTGGTAAAGGATAGAGACTTACTAGAAGACGCACTAGACGTTCCTACAATCAATCGCATTCTTGAAGTTTGCGGTGGGATTAAGATGGACGACCCAAACCTTCTAGCGGCAGCGGTTCTGGCTGGTCAGAACTAGATCTAGCCGCTTTATTGGGTGAAGTTTTTCTTTTAGGAAACTGGAAGAATTACGAAGAACTAGAAAACAGTCTTTCAATGCCAGAACTGATTCAAACTTTTAAATCAATGCAGAAGTCAGAGTCAGAAAAAAGAAAATTCTTAGCTTCAATTCAAGGAGTTGATTTGGGTCAAGAAGAAAATGAAAATAGTACCACCTTTGAAGATGTTCGAAGAAGAGCACTTGGAGTAAATGCGTCAGCAGATGACGTTATTGGACTACAAGGTTCGTTTGCAGCAGAAGCTGGATTCGGAGTCGGAGCAGGACTGGGGTACTCCAAGGAGTAAAAGTAGTTGGTCGATCAAAATATTAATACCAACATAACTGCGACGGCGAATTTTAGTAGCCTTACAGCGCAGTTACAGGCCGTTACAGCCCAACTCATAAAACTTCAAACGACTACTGTTGGATTAAACCAAAAGCTTCAGGGTCAAATAGGACAGATGAACAGGTCCTTCGTAGATACTATGCGATCAACGGGCCAGTTTTCTTCCCACTTTGTTACATTATCATCTGATGTAGATAAGTTTGGTAAAAACTTAGACGCAGGAAGAATGAAGCTTGGAAAATATTTTAATACATGGCAAAGCCATGCAAAGGGCACAACCAATATAGTAAAAGAATTAGCAAAGCAGCAAGTAATGCTGCAAAATGCTGTAGTACAACCACTTGGTAAAAATGCTCAGGGCTTGATGCAATACAACGTAATGGTTGCACGAGGTCTGGACGAAAACAAAAACAAGCTTCAGCTCTTAAGACAAGAGCAAGCAATCATGAACAAGGTAATGCAAGATGGATCTAACCAATTAATTAACTGGGGTAAGAATACACAGTGGGCTGGTAGACAGCTTACCGTTGGACTTACTGTACCAATTGCTGCCTTTGGCGCAGCAGCATCAAAAGCGTTCAGAGAGGCAGACGCTGAGCTTATTAGACTACAAAAGGTTTATGGCGGACTAACTGCATCGACTACTGCTGAGCTTGAAAAGGTTAGAAGAGATGTAACTGGTATTGCCAAAGAAATGGCATCGGCATATGGAGTTTCATTTAAAGACACAATTGCACTCGCTGCAGATCTTGCTGCCACTGGTAAACAAGGCACAGATTTAATGAAAGCAACACAAGAAACAACAAGACTTGCGGTACTTGGTGAAGTAGATAGACAAGATGCAATGAAAGCAACTTTAGCTATTCAGAATGCCTTTAAGCAAAACACACAAGAGCTTACAGAATCAATTAACTTCCTCAACGCAGTTGAAAACCAGACATCAACAAGCCTTGCAGATCTAACTGAAGCAATTCCAAAAGCTGGTCCAGTTATTAAATCATTGGGCGGAGAAGTACAAGATTTAGCTCTTTACCTGACAGCAATGAAAGAAGGCGGAGTAAATGCTTCAGAAGGAGCTAACGCAATTAAATCTGCAATGGCATCTCTTATTAACCCTACAAAAGTTGCAAGAGAAATGTTTGCTGGATTTGGAATCGATATAGCTGGAATTGTTACATCTAATGCTGGAGACCTAACAGGAACAATTATTGCACTACAGAAATCTTTAGATAGTCTTGATCCACTAAGCAAATCAAAAGCAATTGAGCAGCTATTTGGAAAGTTCCAGTTTGCTAGAATGTCTGCTCTATTTGAAAACCTTGGAAAAGAAGGAAGCCAGACGCTGCAGGTTTTAGATTTGATGAAAGCCAGCACACAAGAATTAGCAGCTATCTCTGACCGAGAATTAAAGATGATGACAGAGTCTGCATCTGGTAAGTACCGCAGAGCTCTAGAATCAGTAAAGGCAGACCTTGCTGTTATTGGAGAATCTTTCTTAAAGATAAATACTTTTATATTAAATGTTATTGATGGAGTTGTTAAGTTTGTTGGAAAACTTCCTGGACCAATTAAATCTATATTAACATTTGTGGGCGGGCTGACTGCAGTTGCTGGACCACTTATCATGCTTACTGGTGTGCTTGCAAACTTCTTTGGATACATAGTAAAGGGAATGTTTAGCCTAAAGCAATTCTTTAAAGGCGGAGAGCAGTTCAAGCTTCTAACCCCAGAGCTAGTTGCAGCAGATGCTGCAGCAAAAGCAGTAGGAGAATCATTCTATAGCGATGCAAAGGCAGCAAAGGTATTTGAAGATGCAGTACTAGCACTGTCTAGATCATTTGATATTTTGCAAACAAAAGCAGCAATGGCAACACAGGCAACTCACTCAAGTGTAAACGTTAGCACAATCGCAGGTAATGCTGTCACTTCAGGCGCAGGGTTTGATAGAGTTGTTGACAAAAACAGTCCTTATTTGGGCAAGCCTTACTCTAGAGATATGTCTCACACAATTCCATCTGGACAAGAACAGCTTGGAACAATATTTGGAGTAGTTCCTGGAACTGGTCCAGTAAATAGAAAGATTAGTAATAACCCACAGATGTACATGGACGGAGATCTTCCAAGAGTTCCTGGAGTAACTTCTGTAAACAGCGTTTCAACAGGCATAGTAGCAAGCGAAGCCGCAAAGTGGCACTCAATGACAGCGGCAATTGCAATGCAGTCAAAAGAAGAACTTGCATTACTTAAGCAAGAAGTTGCTGCAACTGGAACTGTAACAGCAGAACTATCCGCATCGTATTCAGCAATGCTACCACCAATGGTAGAGCTAACATCTATGGCAGCTGCAGAAGGTGGAGCAATTGTAGCAGAACTTAAGGCTGGCAAAATAACTGTAGATCAAGCAAGAGCAAAGATTATTGCACTTAATCAACAGGTAGAAGCAATGATGGCAGAGACATCCCAAATGGTTGCATCAAGCATGGGAAGAACAATTAATCTTACAACAGTCCCACTGACATCACAGCCAACAGTAGATCCAATAACTGGAAAATCTAACATGAAAGAAATGTTCCACAAAGGAACAACAAAGAATCTTGTAGATAAGATTGCAAGATCTCTTGGAGTTAGAACTTCTGGCGGAGGCTACAGTACAGAAACAACAAAGCCTATTATTAGAAGAAATGAAGGTGGAATGGTATACGATCCTTCAAAGCATGGATCAGTTGTACCAGGACCAGCAAATGTAGATTACGATATGATCCCAGCAAAACTTCCAGAAGGAAGCTATATACTTAATCAAGAAGCATCACGTAAAAATCCTAGCCTAGTAAACATGGCAAAGAACAAATACGCAGGCGGAGGAAAAGTTGTAGATGCAATATTAACACCAAGAGAAACATACTTTGACCCAGAGTTCACAGCTGCAAATAAGCCAATGCTTGATAGAGCAAATAGTGGATCAAGAATTGAATTTAATGCTGGCGGATTCCTTGGCGGAATGGTAAAGAATGGAATTAGAAATTATGGAAAGATGCAAGACATATTCTCTGGAAGAAATGCTGGAGTTTCTGAGCTTGAGAGAACAACATCTTACATTAAAGCATTAAGAGAAAACAAATATCAAGATAATATTGTTCCAAACTTAATTCAAAATGATGCTGCAGCGATATTAAAATTTTCTAAAGATCCAACAATGACTCCCGCAAAAGCTGTCGCTATTGCAGAAAATGCAATACGAGCATCTATGGAAAGCCATAAAGAATATGTAAAAACTGGCAAAGGCTTAACATATACAGAGTCTCAAAGAAAGTTTATGGAGTCAAACTTTCCAGAACTTGTGATTAAAAGACCAAAAGGAATGACAGACAAACAATGGAAAGATTACAAAAGAGGTAAATCCCCAGCAGATCCAGTTGCAAGAAAAGCAATATTTAATATTTTAAAGAATAGGTTCCCTGGAGTACCAATTCATTATAACCTTGATCGTGCTCACATAGAAAGAATGTTTGGGTCTACCGCTGGTAGAGGATACTTTGGTGAGGCTGCACACGATCCATTTAACAGATACGGAAATGATTTACAAAGAAGAAAAATAGTTAATGACGTAGTTCCTCTAACAAATCAAGAAGCGCTTGCAAGATCGGAGCAGCTAGCAAAAGCTTTAGGGTTTGTAGATGTAGATGATTACATGAGACATGTTCCAATAATTGAAAAATGGATAACTACTGGAAAGTGGAATGGATCTAAGCCAATACCAGAAACCCTTGTTCGTGCACTTGGTGGAGACATGAAGATATTTAATGCATCAAGAACACCAAAGAAATCTAAATCATCCGTTCCAACAACAATTATGATAAGAGGCAGAAGAGTAAAGCTTGCAAATAGTGGTGGAATGATCGGCGGAATTGTAAGTCAAGGTAAGCATGCTTACGGAGACCCAGCCGCCGCCGCAAGACTAAAAGCCTTCGCAGACGCACAGCAAGTAAGAAGAACAGCGCAGCATCAAAAAAATCTTGAAAGATTCCCTTGGATTAAACCACAAATTGATGCATACAGAGCGTCTAAAAAGGGACACTTCCTTGGAATGCCAAGAGGAATTAAAGCAGTAGAAGAGCAAAGAAAAGCAAGACTTACAATGGAAGAAATTAATTCTTCTGTAATGTCTGGCAGATTTGCTGACATGGATCCAACTGATTTTGGAATGCTAGTTTCTCCATCAATTGGAAGAAGCTTCCCAGTTTCTGGTATCGGTGGACTATACAAAAAGCCAGATGGATCTATGGTATTTGTTAAACCAGCAATGAGCGAGACTGAAGCTTTGGCGGAACAAAGAGCAACAATAATTGCAAGAGAAGCACATGGATTAAATTCTCCAAGACAAGAAATTAGAACAATGATAGATCCAACAGATGCTACTGGAAAGAGAAAATTAATTGTTTTAGAGTCACCATTTGATGAAGCATTTGCAAATTCAACTGGAACTTTCACACAGGCAGAATACTTCAAACAGCTCGTAGCAGCCAATCTAAGAGGAGATAGAGATCTTAGTTCAAGTAACCTATATGGCTCTACTTTAGCCGATGTAGGGACCGCTGGTGTATTTAAAATGGCATCTAACGCACAAGGCAGAAGAGAATATTCAGATGACATGCCATCTATGAAAGATCAGGCACGTATAAATTTACTTGGAGTAAAGGGTGGGGCTAAAAAATTCTTTGCTGAAACCACATTAAATATACCAAAGGGAATGAAAGCAAAAGATTATCATCAGGCAATGATTGATGAGATAGACGAAGTTCTTCCTAAACTAGAAAAAACAATAACTGAATTTAATTTAAGTGTAGATGAAAGACAATACTACAAAGCAATGATAGACAGATTAAAGGATGGCAGATTAGTTAATTGGGAAGAGTTCCACGGGATTCACTCTGCAGTAAAGACATCTGCTCCAAAAGCATTATCACCAGCCGCACTTCTTAAATTAAAAACAGAGTCAGAATTAAGAATGAGACAAAGAGGACACGCTGCCAGCCTCTCAGATAATGCATTTAAGAACAATGGCAATGGATTTAATATGGGCGGAATGATTCAAGCAAGAGCAAAGGGCGGACCAGTAAATTCTGGACAGCCATATCTTGTTGGAGAAAAAGGACCAGAACTATTTGTTCCAAAAAATAATGGCGGAATAGTTTCAAACTACGCATTAGGCGGAATGGTAAGATCAAACAAAACTGGATATGGTAAATTTGGTAATTTTAGAACATCAGTAAAAAATAATGGACTTAGGTCTACAGTAAGAGGAAGCTCTTCTTTAAGAGGAGCGCCCCAGGTAGATGCCAACGGAGTTGCTGTCCCAGTAGATCAAAATTCTGTAATGGCAACATCAATGGCTGGTATGGCAATGATGATGGGAGGCTCACAGGTTCCAGGAGTTGCTGGACAAGGAATGCAGTTTGCTGGAATGGCTATGCAAATGGCACCAATGCTAAAAATGATTGGGCCAATGGTAAAGGGCATGGGAACATTTGGCGGACTTCTTGCAAAAGCAAGGACCATTGGAATGGCAGCATTTACCGCACTTAGAATTGGAATTGCTGCACTGATGGGTCCAGTCGGTTTAGTCTCTATAGCAATCGGTGGACTAGTCGCCCTATTCTTAAAAATAAGAGCAGAAAGAGCACAAGATAGAAAAGAAGAAATTCTTTCAAACGGAATAACTAAAAAAGGCGCAGAAGAAGCTGGAATTAAATACAACAACGTATCTAATTCAATTAAAGATGTCAACGCACAGCTTGAGCTAACTCGCGCAAAAGGCAAAGCTGCATTTGAGAATTTAAATAGCGCTGGAGTTCAAGGCTTATCATTAACTATTGCTGAACTTAAGAAAGCAATTAAAGAAGCTAAAGCAAGTCAAAAAGAACTTGTTGAAGGATTTAGCAATGCTGGAAGTGGCAGTGCATCAACTCAAGAAAAACAAAAGATTGTTAATGAAATGGCTACCAACCTAAAGGCACAATTTGTTGCCGCAGGAATGTCAGCGCAACAAGCAACAAATAAAATATTTGCAATAATCAAAGCATCAAAAAATGCAGACATGGCTTTTAATGCAATATCTTCAAAGGGTTTTGGAGAAATTATTGATAAGACTACTGCTGCAACATCTATGGTAGAAAAGCTTAACAAGAAAATGGCAGAGACAAGGCTTGTTCAAGCCTCTGGCGGTGGCTATAAAGCAGAGTCTTCATTTAAGGGAGAAGCACTAGGTAATGCGTTGTCTAATACAACCTCAGCGATAGATGCAAATATGAAGGCGCTAGTTGGAACAAAAGATGCAATGGGTAATGTTATAGATGAAGCCACAGCCTACAAGATGA